TTATTTATTTCCTATATATTCCGTAATCTTAATCATATCGTTGAATATAAAGGTTGCTTGATTATCTCTTATTAATACCTTTTCTACCAACTTCCTAAATGCAACATCGTTAAATTCATTGAATACTTTTTCTTTCGTTAAGTATTGTTCCAGGTCAATCAACTTAATATTTGAAAGTCCCATCTTTTCACGCTCTTGCAATCGTTGGTCTTTTTCCGCCTTTATCTTGCCCATTTCCGCCATCACTCTTTGCGACTCGGCAAATACTTTACCTGTTGTATCATTGACCGATTCTGCGATAAGTTTTGTTATTTGGTTTTGATATTCTTTGAGTTTTGCATCCAACTTCTCAATGCTATCATCACCTATTCGTTGCTCTATGACGCTTTGAATATTGCCTCTAACTGTCTCAATCAACTCGTCTTGGTTTTCAATGAGTTTATTCATAACCCTAACAAAACTATCCTTTAACTCTGTTTCTTTGACTTGTGTTTGCTTGCAACCCTTATCTCCATTGACCTTATGGTTTATGCAAACCCATGTGTAAACTTTCTCTTTCTTGGCCGAGTAATAATAATGTCTTCTCAACTTGCTACCACATTCCAAGCAATAAAGTTTATTTGAAAAAGGATAAATTGATGTATAAATGCTCTTACCTGAATCGCTATAACCCCTCAACGAACTTCTATATTCAAACTCTTTTGCCACCCTTTCAAATTGTATTTTATCTATAATTGCCACGTGGTGGTTTTCAATTAAATACTTCTTTTGAGTTGTATTTTCAACCCTGCGCCTAGTTTTTAAGTCAGTTGATATTGTCTTTTGATATAGCATATCGCCTGTATAAGTTTCATTTTTAAGCATTCTGGTAATGGTTGATTGATGCCATGTCTTTCCTGACGGACTTTCAACTTCCTGTTCATTAAGTGTATTTGCTATTTGATATGTTGAATATCCATCTAAAAATGAATTGAATATATATTTAACAATTGATGCCTCTTTATCATTTATTAAATATTCTGCATTAACATTCTTATCCGCACCTTTCAATATGTCATATCCATATATTTTATGCAGTGCATAATGTCCCTGCTCAATTCTGCGCCTTTTACCCCAAGATACCGATTGACTTAAATTCTCTGAAAATTCCTGCGCTGATGCTGATTCAATTGTTATACGAAGTCTTGTCGCCCTTTCGTCATCTAAACTATTTAATCGCTCTGTTTCAAAGATAACAGGAATTCCTTTCATCTTTAATTGTTCCAATATTGATAAACAATCAACAACATTTCTTGCAAAACGCGATATTGATTTACAAAGTATCATGTCAATCTTGCCATTCATTGCATCGTCAATCATTCTTAAGAAATTCTTTCTCTTGCGCATACTTGTCGCTGTTATGCCTTCGTCTGCATATATATCAACAAGCATCCAACCTTCGTGTTCGCTTATCATTTTCTGATAATATTCTTTTTGTGAATTGAAACTTGTTTCTTGCTCTTCCAAGTCCGTTGACACACGGCAATATGCACAAACTCTCTTAAAAGTCGTTGACCTTAAAACCTCATAGTTGTTTTTCTCTGCCACAACCGTTGGCTCAATAATCCTAATTGTCGGTTTTATCTGTGTCATTTATTATCACCTCCACTATATCATCATCCCCCTGTAAATATGGCATAAACTTAACGGTTACGCTTATTCCCATTTTATATACAAACTCTATTTCCTTTCTGCTATGAACTATGATTCGTTTTATCAATGCTAAAAAGTCGCTATCATCAAAAGTTTCCATTTTGTCATATCTATCGAATATTGTCTTTGCAATACTTCTATTTGCTGTTAACTCATTGATTTTTAAACTTCTATCACAAATTCGTTTTTTCTCTGCCTGTAATTCCATAATCCTGTCGACAAGTTTCTTATATTCCTTTTTTAACTTATCGGTTAACAATCCATTTATATTCATTTGAATATATATCTTCTCTTGCTGTAATAAACCATCAATTTCGTTTGAAAGTCGCTTTGTTTCAATAGTCTCGTATGATTTATTGAAATCAATGCCTACTTCTTTCAATTTATTAAACGATGCCATAAACCCTGATTTAAAAGTCCATATTTTTATGCTTTGATGATTTTCGCACGCTCTCGCACCCCTATAATCTGCTGTTCCACATCTATAAGTAACCCTGGTATGTTCATTTGTTTGCCTAACCCTCAAATCCCTTTTAAATCTCTTTCCGCAAGCATTACAATAAATCATCAACCTAAACGGATCATATTCTTTTGGTCTTGTATCCATGCAAAGTCGTTTATCCTGACACACTTCTTGCGCTTTATCAAACAATTCCTGGCTTATTATTCCTTCATGTGAATTCTCAACATAATACTGCGCTCTTTCGCCATGATTTATTTTTGTCATTCCATACTTGTCTGTATAAAACTTCGCAAGTCTCATATTCCCTGTGTACTTTTCTTGATGTATAATGCGCAATATTGCTGACGAAGTAAATGGTTCGTTCCTTACTGTCCTATAACCAGCATCATTTAATATCTTTGCAATTTCACGCGTCTCAATCCTTTTGACATATAAGTCAAAAATCATTTTAACAACCCTTGCACCTTCAGGATTTACCTTTAATCTCTTGTTTTCAACATCCCAATCATATCCTAATAATGAATTTAATCGAGTGCATAATTGTCCCTTTTCATATGAACGCTTAACTCTTAAATTGCTATATTCGATGTCTTTATCAACCTCGTCCTGCGCCATATATGACATAAGAATTGTATTAAAATCTTTATCCGTTAAAGTGTTTATATTCTCAACTTCAAATATTACAGGAATGCCTAACTTCTTAAGCAATTCAATTGATTGCAAAGTATCAAGCGTGTTTCTACCAAATCTGGTTATTGATTTACAATAAATAACATCAAGTTTGCCTTCTCTACAATCTCGTAGCATTCTTTGAAACTCTCGTCTTCTTGATATTGTTCGTCCGCTTATACCCTGGTCAATATATATGCCTGCATTTATAAGCGATGGATCGTTTTCAAACAAGTCATTATAATACTTTATTTGTGACGATAAACTGACATCCTGCTTATCAAGCAAAGTGCTGACACGACAATATGCGCCTGCTCTCAATTTTTCCATAAAAACCTCCTTTAATTTGGTAGTACACATTAAGCAGTAAATTTAATAATTAATCAAGACATTTCGCAAAGAATTGTCTGATTTTTCTGACTTTTATTGCGTTAGCATATGTTTGCAATATAGGTCAACAAAGTAAAATAAAAAGACCATGTTCTGCACATGGTCTATTCTTTTACACAATATTGAAAGATGCTTTATTTTTTTCATCTATCAACTCAAATTCTCTATATGAGATATATCCATTCTCTAACAAAGTCCTAATTATGCCATATGCTAAATTATATTTAATTTGATTTATCATTAGCATCACCACCGTTTGTCTTTGAATTTGTCTTGACTTCTGTTTCTTTTACCTCAATACCGAGTTTCTTAAATTGCTTAAATATTTGATTTGTTCCTGTCGCTGACAAACCGCTACATAACCCCACCAGGAATGCTGTTACAACATTAGTTGCAACAATTATCGACGGAACTAAATAGAACGCTAAAATGCCCAAAAGACCGCCCAATATCGCCGATATAAGCGGAACGATTGCAACCAAAAACTCTTTATCTTTTGCTATAAATTTCTTATATAGTTCTATAATACCATAAACAACCGCCACAATAACTGGCACGCATATAATTTCTAACATAAACCCTAATCTCCCTCATTTACTGAATTTTCAATAATAAAATCTGTCATTTCCCTAGTTACATCGTCATATTCTCTGAGAGCGTGTTTTAACTCGCCATTGGTTTTCCCATCTCTAATGGCAATTGCATTAGCAAGGGTTAAGTCGCCTATTGCGTTAATACTTTTTATGACAAGAACACTCATTTTATGACTTTTTTTCTCTCGAAGTTCGTCAATTCGCTGTTTTTTCTTAAAATAATGCTGTAAGAAAAAAAGCACCATACCACTAATGATGCTTGCAAGAATACTTATAATTACTGCTATCATTTATCCTCCTATCTTAACCAATTTGGTTTTAATGGCACTATTTTTGTTTCAGTTACATCTAACCAGGCATTGTACCATTGTTTCATCTCTTCCTTTTGATTTGCCGTTAATGTCTCATACCACAAAATGCCACGATTAATAAATGTAAAGCACTCATCTTCACGCCTACTTCGTAAATTTTCTATTAACTCTTCATCTGTGTATGGAATAAAAACAAAAACATCATCTTCAACATTGGTCGTCCTGCCGACCACGGTTCTATTGCCACCTGGCAAAATATCAACAATGTCTGTCCCACTAAACTTAACTTTACCGCCTATTAAATATCCGCTATTTAAGTCAACATCCTTTATTTCCTCTGTAAACTCTTTATTAAATATCTTCATATATCCTCCTTATTAAGCTGTTCTCTTCCACATATAACAAGTTATAAATGGTTGCCTGTTGCCTCCTGTTGTACCTGTACTTTCAAGTGATAAGTTAGGTATATTATATTTTGCATAAACATTTCTACCTCTTTGTTTATCACCACCACCTGCCCAGTTACCAATTCCACTGTTGTAGTTTTCTAATAATCCAATATTACCACTAACATCACCTGGAGTACCAGTGTAACCATTACCATAGATAGTTCCCCATCCTCCATATCCGATCGTTCCTCCAACATTCTGAGTTATAGGATGATTATGACTTGCTACTGAATTTTCACTACCACCTGTTTGTTCTACGGTTGTATAGTTTGTCTCTCCATTACTTCCTATTCCTACTGGGACTCTACCTTGTCCCCATGCTACCCATGTACCGCCAAATATATTCCCTGGGTTAGTTGCATTAACTGACAAATAAATAGACCCCACAGGATATATTAAATCAACAATATTTGAACACACCGTTGGAACGCCATTTACTAAATAAATCGGTTGCTTTGTACTCCCCTTTGTTGCTGTCCCTAATTTCTCTGCAATTTCAGCTTGTAATGGTATATTTGTTATTGTTCCATCTTTATTTTTAACATAAGGTTTATATGCCATTACTACCTCCAATTTATATTACTTTGAAAAATAATCCGCCTGTGGCCAATGAACTACTAGGTGTTGACTGACCTGATGCCCCAATTTCTACCATTTGACCGCCTGCGACTGCAATACCTTTTGAATTGACCTGTATTGCACTATATGTTCCTGCAGTAACACCTGAATCTCCTAAATTTGCTGTAATTGTTTTATTTGCACTACCATCAAAACTTTGACTTCCTGTTCCTGTTATTGTAGCGCCACTTGCATTTGTTCCAGATCCTACCGTAACTCCAATTGTCCTTGCAGTTGATAATTTACTTGCCGATGTGGCAGTGTCTGCCGTTGATGAACTACCAACCTTCGTTGTGCCACTCTTAATATTTGATATATCTGTTGCATTTGTGTTTGCCTTACTTGTTGCTGTATTGGCTGTTGCTCTCACTTCGTTAATTGCACCTGTTATTGTCTTGTCAGTTGTCTCTAATGAACTATCCGTTGATTTTTGATATTCACTAAAATCTACTTTATCTGACTCTGAAATACTGATTTTATAGTATCCAACCTTTACACTGCCACTTGATTTAATTGCCTCTACAAATGCTTTATCTGAAACATAAGTATATTGAGTTGATGAACTTTCTACCGAGTATACCCAGAAATCTGGAACACCTATTGTTTGAATATATATTGCATCACCAACCTTATGAATTGTTTTTGCCAACGAATTGAACGCTGTGATAAACGCCTGTATGTTAGCATAACTTGTTCCATTTGCCTTGCCTTCTGCCAATGCATAAGCATTATCTGCCCTTGTTTGAGCATTTGAAATAGCACTTCTTATGTCGCTATGTGCTGAATTTGACGAATTATGAGAATTTATAGCACCTGTTGGCTCTGCACCAATATTCTCGGCAGTAATGTTTACATTACCTGTTCGATAAGTTCCTTCTGCACCGCCTTTAACACCTGTTACTCCACTTTTACCTAAAACTTCATCAATCGCACCTTGGACAGTTGTTGACTTTAAACCGCTGTTTGAATTGCTATATTCAACAACATCAGCGTCAGTTTCTGGATGCAAAAGCACTGTATCTTCGTCTGATATTTTTTGTATAATTTGATACTTATTTTTAATTTGTGACATTATTTATCCTCCATTGATAAAAATATATAACTGCCTAATTCCATATTGTTCGGCACTTCATTAACAGTCCTAATCAAATGCGATGAAATTTCCTTGATTTTTAACTTTTTGTTTATGCTGTCATTCCCTAAAATCACCAAATAATCCGACTTATTTGCCGATTCCAAATTGACTGTGCTGTAATCTATTGGTCTACTTGAAAGTAAATTCAACTCTTTTGATGTTTTATTACCCACCAATGAAATACCATTTATTGATGGCTTATTGTTTAATCGTTGGTAATTAAGGTTAATTGCGACCTTATCTCTCAAATCTATTGAGAGCTTACACCTTTTTACCTTTACTGTAATATCATCCAATTTTGTTTACTTTCCTTAATACTTGAAACTTCTTTTGATATAACGATGTTAAAGTTCCGCCATCAATAAACTTTAATGTTATATCAAAACTGGTTATCCCTGGCACATACTTCTCTGTCTTGTCAGAATCTAATATTAAATGATAGGTTTTATCGTCAATCTTGGTCATCTTTTCAATAATGCCCTGTTGCTGACAAGAAAAAAAGACTTCGCTAACGCTTACAGCCTCTTCCTCACTATTTATTATCACATCTAATTCCAACCTATCGCCCTGTACTACCGATAAATATTCCTTCATGACACCTCCAAAATCTAACCTTTTATTTCTTTGTACATTTACTTTTAGAGTTCTCATAACAAACTCCTTAAATATCGTCTACTGTGTTAGGCATTACTTCCTTAAGCATTGTATAAATGTTTTGACCATTCAGTACTTTACCTTCAATGCTACCTATATTCACATAACCTTCACGCACTATGATTATAGGATTTTTTAACCAATCCTGATTTAATCCAAAACTCTCAAATACTTGTAAATGCTCTTCATTTATTTCCTCTTGAGATTTACCTTCCAATATATCCAATATCTTTGAATATTCATCAGCGAACTCTGACAAATATTTACTTTTGTTTTGCAACTCTTCATTGCTTTCTATTTCCTTTGAGAATTTCTCAAAATCCTGTGAACTTACCGCATCAGGACAAATTGTCTTTAATATTGCATTTATTTCGTTTTGTAAAGACTCCAAATAGTTACTAACTTTCAAATGAAACTCTTTAATATCATTTTCATATTTCTTTTCATATTCTCTGTGAGATTTATCTTTATAAAACCTTAATGAAATAATTAATTCACCACTTTGCACTACAAAGTTTAACAAATCTGCCTTTACATATTCTTGATTTTCTCTAATAACTGCCATAATTCCTCCTAATAATAAATTCTAACAAAACCACCACCGCCTGATTGACTTGACTTACCTTTAGCAAAAGCACCTTCGCCTCCATGACCGCCAGCACCTTTGCTTTCACTATTTCCATCAGCAAATGGCGAAGCACCTCCGCCACCGCCTCCGTTTCCACCGCCACTTTTACTTCCTCCACTAGTTCCGCCCATTTTTGAAACATAGTTTGAATTAACAGAGTAATTATATATCGATTTCTCTTCTGTTCCTCCGCCTTTACTTGCCTCAGAACCTCCTGATCCACCTGATGCCGTAACGGAGTTAATAATCCTATAATACGAATTGGTTGCTCTTGTGGTACTTACGGAACCTTCGCCTCCGCCACCACCACTTCTTTTAGAACTTCCGCCACCACCACCTGCACTAGCAACTTCAGCACTTCCAAATGATGTGTGATATGTTTCAGGCGTAATTGTTGTAGAACCACCACCATATCCATATTTACCTGATGCAGATCTCCCAGCGCCTCCGCCTCCTACGACTATTTTGAGTTTTAAATCAATGGTAGTTGTATCTAATATATCCATAAATTCAAGTGTGAAGATTGATGCGCCAGCGCCTCCGCCACCGCCTCCTCCCCACCAACCCATGCCAGAACCACCTGAAGTTCCACTTCCACCGCCTCCGCAAATGAAAAATGTATAAAACTTCCTTTTTTGTTGAGTTGTTGATAGGACTACCAAAGAAGATCCATTGCTATCTTGTAACTCGCAATAACCATCATACCGTCTATAAAAATAATAAGTGCCACTTCCATATTCCGTCAATTGACTGCCTACTGGCGCTTTACCTTTAGCACAATATGGTTGTGATACCCCATTTATCTTTAGCTTACCACCAAATACATCCACCTTTGGACTACTAAATATCGTACTACTATTTGCAGTTACCAAATGATATCCTGAATCTGTAACACCATCAATATTTACTTTACCTGTTCCATTTGATATAAAAAAACCTGATGAACTTGTGGTCGTTGTATTAGCAACAACTTCTACAGGACAGTTTGCATTATTTGGTAATATTGCCTTACCATTTAATTTAAAACTTGCCATATTTCACTCCTATACCAAATCAATATTATTTGCCTTTAATGTACTAAATACCGTTGTGCCATTAAGCATATTATTTATCTGCGTTTGTAAATTACTTACTTGCGCAGATAATTCAGCGTTGGTTGACAATTTTTGCCAACTACTCCACGCTGTATCTGACGATCCTATTCGATAATAAATGCCTGCTTGTGTAAATGCCATTTGTGTTGGATAACCTCCACTTGAGTCATTCCACGGCGTAATAGTTAATATTTCTGCATAAGTCCCTACACCAGATAAACCCACAGTTGAGGCACTTTTAAATTCTGTTTTTATAGAATGTGAGTTGTTACTCATATACACTGACGGTGCATCATTGACACTTCTTGTATCAGTTGATTGTAAAAGAGAACTCTTACCAACCGCGGTCGTTCCGTTTGTTATATTAGTTATTTTTGTTGTATTTGAATTTGCTTGTGTTTGCAAACTTGAAATATCACTAGGAAACAATATTTTAACCCAAGTAGACCAAGAGGTGGCATTGGTTGCCGTTCGCCTATATATTCCATCGGTATTTTGTGCCAACTGCACAGCATATCCATAAGTGCTGTTAGTTGTTGGATTGATAGTTATAACGTGAGAATATGTGCTTGTTACTGACAACCCCAGTGTTTCATTTTTATGAATTTCAAATACGGCACCAACCTGTGTATAAGCATTAGGTAATTTCGCAGTATTGATGACTGTTTCATTTACTCTATTTGAATAAGTGGCGCTTGTGCTTGATGTCGCATGATTTACAGTACCAGTAATTTTTGTGCCTGCGACTGACACAATATCATCACTTTCAACTGTATCCTTTGGTGCCATTTTGCCTAGTGCGGGCTTATTTATAAGGTCATTATAAGATCCTGTCCCTGCCACTTTATGAGCACCAGTAACCTTTGACAACGCAACATCAGTTATATATGCGTTGCCTATTGAATCTAAAAATGCCAACGCTCTTAAATCTGCTAACCATTTCCTTATTTTGCCAATTATTACTGACAACCGTTCGCTATTTGATGGTAACGTTCTTTCGCCTGCTTGCGTGCTTACAATTGTTGCCTCTTTAACTTGATCAGTTCTGATTTTTGTGTCTGTCAATTCCTTTAAATACTTTTCATTTTCCGCTAGTTCGTTAAAAATCTCAGGCACAACTTCATCAGTTTTGACATAGTCGCTTTTAGGTTCTTTCCAAACGCTCATCTATTAAACCTCCTTTGCTTTTACTTCTTGTTTTAATCCGCCATCATATGAAAATCTACTATATTGTGTTATATAATTTGAACTATTTTTAAATCTATCTTCACAAACAAACTTGTCTTCCAACTTCAATGCAGGATCACCTCGCCACTCTATCTTTAACATTCCTGTTTTTTGAGATAAAGTCCTTAAAAAATACTCACCTATTTCAATCGCTCGTGAGTAACTTTGAACTAAATTACTTACAGGGTGCTTATATGCCATCTCACCATACTTTTGAACGGAGTCTTTATCTTGAACGACTACTGTTTGCGTGCTAATTGATATAATAACACCTGTAATTTCAACATTCGCTACAATACTTCTATCTGAAGTGTTTTCTAACTCAAACTTTGCTGAATTTATACTTGTTTGAAAGAAATTTAACTTCACGTCATCAAGTGGCGTGTATGATAAGAATGCATCTTTAACCGTCTGCGAATAATCCACTATCATTGTTCTTGTTGAATGTGGGTCTATTGTTATTTTATTTGAATAAACAACTTCTGTTGTCGTTTCTGATGCGTTTATATCCGTATAACTAACCTCTACACTATTTGAAAAGTCTGTAATTTTTGTCTCTTTTTCAAATTTAAACATTTTACTTGGATTAATCTCAATTCCGCTTGGATCCACATCTAAATGTTCTACTGAAACAATAACTCGATTTTGCCTGTCCGCATAAACTCGACAAAGTCCTGCATTGCAAACATCTTGCAATGCATCCCACACACTCTGTTTTCCTAAAAATGCATAATCTACTGTCAATTTTCGCAAATCTTCATCAATTATATATTCATCATCCTTTAACTTGGCTGACTTTAAAATATCCTCTGCTAAATCATATAAACTGACATTTTGTGTATAAGGATATCCCACATAAGTTGTTTTTTGAAACTTTAATAATCTGTCATAACACTTTACCTTCGCCCATTGATCTGTTTGCGGAACTTCCCAAGAGTCAGAATAAAATGTTCCAAGTGAAGTAAACTCCACCTCACCATCATCGTTTTCAATTCCAATAAAAGGTGTGACCTTTCTATCTAAAAGTAATAAATCTTTCAAATATCCCTGGTCAAACTTTCTTTCCTTGTTATATATTGTAACTGAAAAACAATTTGAGTTAATACCATATGAAACGCCTTCACTGTCTGTTGCCAACTCTTCCACAACTTCAAATTGTTTTAATTCGCTTTGCTCATAATCCTCTTTTAAACTATCAAAACATTGTAATATTTTTGCTTTTGCATTTGGATGTGTCCATTTATATATCGTAATTTTTAATCCTACCACATCATAATAAACTTGTGAGAATTTATGCTGATAGCTTACTAATTGGTTGTTTGTTATCATATCCGACACCATTATATTTCCTTGTTTGTCGAATAACTCTAACTTAAAATCAATAGGATATTGGTTTAATTTTGAATCACCAATAATTGTCCATGTTTCTACTGGCCTAGCAATAAAATCCAATTTTAACCATGGTGGATTTACAAAATCGCCGTTTTCGTCACTCGCGACATCCGACCACCATCCCATTACTAAATTCTCACCTATCAACTGATGACCTCCACCCATCGTAGAGTTGCCATCCATTGTTAACGCCTTTACTGTTGGAACTAAATATCCGCCACTGACCTGTGATGGATATGAATATAGAGCATTTCCAGACACTTGAGCATCCAACTCAAATGATTTGTCGCTGTCTGTATATATTATCTCTAACTTGCCATGAATCTTTCTATAATCGCTACTATAACTCATTATTTCTCCGTAAATGTGATACTCACATCCTTCCAAACAATGCTTGAACTCCCATAATCATAAAATGGACTATATGAAATATCACCAGGTTGCGCGACTATTGTTTTTGTGTCCTCATCTACTGATGCATCAACATAGTTTATAGTTACAAAACCTGATTTTATTTCATTTAATAGTTTCTTTAAGTCATCACTTGAAAGAATATCCCAACTAACTTGAACGGAATTCTTGATTGCGACTAAATCTATAACCATAGTTCCGTCAATAGTTCTTTCTGATTTTTGTATCTTTTGAGTGCTTGTTTTAATCTTTGAGGGATTTTGTGACAAATTCTTTGAATTAATTTTAAAGTAAATCATCTAAAATCCCCCTTCCGTTATATTTACACCATTTCTTTGAAATTCTTTTGTCAATTTAGGATATATTAGTCGCGCAAATGTTGTCCCATCTATATTTAGATAAATTGGCTGATTGTCTTTACTTTCGTTGGTATTCATCATTGACATTGCTGTTAACATTCCATTCATAACATCAGCGCCGATATTTGTCTCTCCTGCACTCACTACTGGGTCAGTGCTCATTCCATATTGCGACACTGTTTCAGCAACTTCATTTAAAGCACTCTCTAATTGTGGAATATTACTCTCAAAACCTTCTGAGTACATTTTCATAAAGTTAGGCGCCCATTCGTCTGAATATCTACCAGGTCCCTCTTCTGTTGGCGATCCAAAACCTAACCAACCTTTAATAGTTCCTATAACTTTATTACATCCCTTTTTGACAGATTCCCAAGCGGACTCGATACCATCGGCTATCATATTTACGAGATTTTTACCCCAATTAAAAGCATCTTTAAATAAATTTACAAACCAATCTCCTATTCTACCAAACAATCCTGTCAGCGTATCCCATATGCCTGTTGCAAAAGATTTTATTCCGTCCCATAAATCGCTGAAAAATTTTGTTATTCCGTTCCACATATCTTTAAACACGCCAACAATATCGATGCCCATTGCCTCAAATATTGCTACAAATCCATCTATAAATCCACCAAAAAAGTTCTTTATACCTTCCCATAAATTTATAAAGAAGTCTTTAAAATTTAAACCAATATCTTCAATATACTCAAATGCACTTGCAAAGTCTCCTTTTAATACTGCAACAATAACACCAACCACATCAACGACAATTTGCATTAAGTTCATTACCGCTTGAAGCAAAGGTCCCAGAGCATTTATAATACCTTGAATAACTCCATTTGAAACTGCTAATAATCCTAAAATTAAACCTCCAATTGCATCAAACACTGGTTTTAATAACTCATATAACTCACACATTACATCCCAAAGAGTCATTAATAATTTTTTAACCTGTTCCCAAATCGGCTCTATATATGTAAAAAAGTTTCCCAAACTCTCTACAATGCCTGCAAACACGGTCGATACAATTGTCCATATTTTTTGGAATATATTTGAAACTGATTCTAATAATTCGTCCCCATACTCTTTCCAAAACTCAACTATCCCTCTAATAACATCTGTTATAATCGTTTTTATTGCTTGCCATAATGTTGTTATTGCCTGTCTAAACGACTCATTATTATTCCAAAAATCCACAAGTGCATCCCAACAATATGAAACGGCTTCAATTATTGCGTTTATAACTTCAGTTATTACTGCTAATATATTTGAAAATACACTTGATATAGAATTTAATAATTGCTCACCATATTTATCCCACATTTGCGTTAGATATGACATTGTGGTGCCAATAATTGACTTAACCTTATCCCATACGCGTTTCACTTTGTTTCTAAAATCTTCATTTGTTTTATATAATTTGACTATAACTGCTATAACAGCACCAATGGCCACAAGAATTGCATTCATTGGTGTTGCCAATGTGCCTAAAAGTTTTAACACGGATGAAACTATTTTAATAATCTTACTTACTGCTAAAATAGTGGGTCCCAGAGCAACTGCAATACCTGATATTATAACTATTATTTTCTTTGTTTTATCACTCAATGATGTAAATATATTTATCAATGGAATAATACAGTTTTCCAAGAAATCTTTAAAAACTGGTAATATTATCTCGCCTAATTGAACACCAATATCATTGAGTTGTATTTTAATTGTAGATAATAATCCTGAAAGTGTCGACAATTTCTTAATCGCACTCTCCTCTGCTGAATTACTATCTGTTAACTTTTCCGTTAATTCCTCTAAATTGGAAGACGACTCACTTACAAGAGTCATAAAGGCACCTTCTAATTCATCGCCAAATAACCTAACCGCATCTGCTGATGTGATGCCTGCGTCCGTAAATTTACCAACTATTTCTGCAAGCGAATTCGTTGCAGGATCGATATCTGCCATCGAAAGACCCAAACTGTCAAGTGTTTTTATCATATCACTTGTCGGAGATGATAACTGCTGAAATATTGATTTTAATGCAGATCCAGCGTCTTCCGCCTTATATCCATTCTTTGATAAAACCGCCAAACCAGCACAAGTCTCTTCTATGCTAAAACCAACCTGTGACGCTGTTAATCCAACCAAACCTAACGCCACTGTTAATTCATCTAACGAATAATGTGAGTTGTTCAGCACTCCTGCCATAACATTCGTAACTCGGTTGGTTTCGCTAACCTTCATATTAAATTGACCTAATACTTTTACAACGCTGTTAGTTGCTGTCGCCAAATCCGAGTTACTGCCTGTTGCAAGATTTGTAATAGTTGTTAAACTGTCTTCCATTTGAGCAAGAGAATATCCTGCCTTACGAAGAACATTCATTGCATTAGCAACTTCCGTTACACTAGTAGAAGTTGTCCTTGCCATTTTCTTTGCTGACTCAGATAGTTTGTCAATATCCTCACCTGCATCACTAAACGACTTAGATACGTCTTCCATTGACTCTTCTAATTGTCCTGCGACATTTAAAGATATAGTTCCTAATGCTATTAAAGGAGTGGTTATCTTTGCAGTAAGTGTAAGACCAACTTTCATGACTGTCTTTGACAACTTTTCAAGGTTTTTCTGTGCTTGTTTTAAACTTTTTGACAAACCAGAAATATCTGCACCGATTTTTACAACCAGGTTTCTAATAACTGCCATATTCTACTCCTTTTTAATATTTACTCCTTTTGATTTTGCCATTGCAATTAGCAATTGGTCTTCCTGACTAATGTCACCAAACTTTCTCTTTCTTTCAACGTCTCGTATTATTTTTTCAAACCTAGGCAATTGCTTTTGTCTTGCAAATGCCTCAGTGTGCCAAGAAAGAAACAAGAGTTCATTAATCGTTTGATAATGACTCTCTTCTTTTTGTTTTGACAATAGTGATATTTCGTATGGTGTATAATCCCATGCTTTAATAGGATCTAAACCAACCTTTGTGACCGCTAATTCGTATATATCAATTAAACCCCACTTCTTGTCTGTGGGGCTTTCATGTTTTTTCTTTTATTTTCGCCAAACGCAAGACTTAATGCCTCGCCTAATTTGTCTGCAACTGCCTGAATATTAGAATAATCATCAATAATATTTCCTACTATTTCAGGTGTTAAAGAACTATCTTCATGCACTAATCCTGCATATAAAATATCTCTCAAACTTTTCATTGAAAGACTATTTAAATTTATTTCAGTAATTGGTTTACCCAATTTTTCCTCCACAGTGATCAATGCGTTGATTCCATATCTTAAATTTCGAGCTTTATCTAACTCGATTGTTACTGACTTCTTAATTGCCATTTTTTAACTCTCCTTTAATTGAATGATAATGCACCACAACCTGTCAAATCCATTGAAATGCTTACAACCCCATCTACTGGATCGCTGATATTTAATGCTGTGATTATTGCCTGTCCACTGTAATAATTGGTTTCGTCTACATAAAACTTTGCAGTGATTACGGTTCCATTTAAATATGCATTTTGTAACAATTCTTGATTTTGTTCCATTTCTGTATTTGCACTTGCTGTTGTAACTGAATAGTCTCCATCGCTAGACGCAGTCCAAGATTTCAAACCTAAAATATATGACTTCCAATCATCTCCAAGATAAGTTTTTTCTATGCTATCCACCATCAACGATAAAGACCAATTCTTAATTCCAATTATCTTCAATGCCTCCGCGTCACTATTACCAACACTAAGTTTTCCCTTTTTACCTGCTAACGCCATTATTTACCCTCCTTTGGTTCGTTATGAAAAAACTCAAACTCTAAAATATGGATGTATTCATCAGCATCAAATTTACCGACTTCGCCACCACCTAAAATAAAGTCTGATTTAATAAAGGTCGCCTGAATATTTATCCCTGCGACCTCTCTACTTAAATTTTGAAATAATTTTTTTACTTTTCTTGATAAAACTCTCGCCTTTTTAAATGTAGTTTCATGGCAACTTATTTGAACGATGGTTCTTACAAAATCTGTATCAACGCCCAATTCACTATCATAAGTCGACGAAACTAACGAATATACAATTGCTGGACTTTTATTATATTGAGGCAAATATGATGCATATATATTGTCTCCAACGATACTCTCTATGTCTTTGTCCTTTTTCAAAACATCATAAACACTTATAAGTATATCTTTCATCATTTAATCCCTTTCCTAATTGTATCAACGATTTTTTCGTTAATTTTCTTAATATTCTTATCCACTGAATTCCTTAAAAATGGATTCGCTTTCCTACCTTTCGCGCCCAACTCCACAAATGTGCCATAATACAAGTTTCTATCATAGTCAATTACAATATCTGCTTTTGTTTTTGAAACTTTATTTATTTTAATATTTAAACTATTCTTTAACTTTCCTGTATCAACTGGACAATTTGCCTTTGCATCATTTAGAGCAATCATTCCACCATTCATTGATGCTAATGACAAAAGATTTGACGCATCCTCGCCCATTTTTTTTAACTCTTTCGCAAGTTTAGTTGCACCTTGAACACCTGCATCTACTTTTCTTTGTTTTGCGCTATATCCCATGTCCCACCTTCTCTGTGCAAATAACTTCCGTCATATAGTGCCCTGTGGCATGATCAGAAATAGACTCGATTTCAAAAATGCGATTATTATACGAAATTCTATCGTATGTAAGTAAATCTGCGGTATATCTCAGCGTTATCTTTATATTTTGCACTGCTCTGTTTTGATTGTTTATATATCCTTCAGATCCACCATTTTGCTCAATTTTTGCCCATACCTTCGCTATTTCTTGCCAATCGCCACTTGTTGCACCATATTCGTCTTTATGCTCTACAAATCTTAAAATTTTAACCCTTCTATTTAAACTACCTATATTCATCAAAACCTCTCGTCTCGGTATTCAAACAATATTCTCTTAATAAAATTAGTTAAATCGTTGATTTGTAAACCATAACTTTTATCTATCTGTCTTGACTCATATAATGTTGCTACTACATATAAAATTGCTTGTTTTATTGTTTCTGGTACTGGGTTAAACTCCGCAAGTTTTCTGCGGAGTAC